TTTTTATTTCGTTTCCAACAAGAATTTTACCATTCTTCGTAAGCATCGTGGGTACTCGTTCAAGTTTCGTCTTGTACTGATTAGGTATACCCTGTGTATTCACATTATGGTAATGTACTAATTGTTTCAATTGGGACTGACCATTAATATACTGGACGAGATCCATTGAGTGTTTACATCTTGGGCTATATATCAGTAGAGACATCTACTATCTATAGGGTATTTTGTAAAAAAAAATTAACGCATTATAGTAAAGATGCATTTACTTAAAATTGTCATCGGAATTTTGGTTGTTCTGGTTATCCTTTGTGTGATGAAGCGTGAAAATTATACGGAAACGTTTGGCTTCTCAGGATACAAGAAGCCCGTAAATTATGTGAAACTAAATGATCCCAGACCAGACTTATCTGGATTTTCTCTAGTAGAAGGGAATGTCGATAATGATATGATGGAAAAATTCGTTATCGGAACGAATAAAGAATTGTATAAACGACTTAAGTTTTCTACATACATCATTGAAACACAGTCTATAAAAGTATACCAGAGTTCTCAGAGTAGTCTCTATGAGTGTACCTTTACTGTTATTCGTAACGGTGGGTTCGCATTTGGGTTTGTCGTCGTGGCAACATTCGAGGTTGTAGGTGACAAAACTAAAATAATCTCTCTTCGCTCACAACCACTCGACGATCAATCGAATAGTGATATCAAAGTATACACAAAAGGGTCAGCAGGTAAAGAATTTGTCGATTACAAACTCGTCAAAGAAGGTGCTATCCCAAATATCAGTGAGTTAGATTTGATAAAAAATAAGTTGATGTAATTGTAATGATCAACATCAATGATATTATAGAAATTGATGACAAAAAGAGAAGGATTAAAAAGGAAATTTACACGAAAATATATGATCAATTTTCATCCAAAATTAAACAATGTGTTGAACTTGGTCATAAACAGGTGTTTTTAACGGTACCTGTAATATTAATAGGATATCCTGTATTTGATAGAAATACGGCTGCGCGCTACCTCACGAGACAATTTGAACTTAGTGGATTTATTGCACAACTTGTTAGTGATTACGATATTTATGTTTCATGGAACATTTCCAAGAAGAAAAAGGAACGTGAAGTTGAAAATGAAGATATAGAATTCCCTAATCTAATGAACCTGAAGAAGATGGCTAACAAATACAGGGGGAATGGTGCGTAGTAAATATTAAATTTAAAAACCTACTTAATCATAAATGGATAATTTAAGCATTTTGACTGAAGCAAAACGCGAATACATGGGACAGTTATGTCTCATCATGTGTCCACCTATGATTGACGTTTTTAACGATATATATGATGAAGCAAATAAGCTTTCCAATGGACGGCAGGTTCTTGTCATGTTTCAAAAGCTTCTCAAAGAAGTTCCAAATTGGTCTAATGCCATGTCGAAACAACACGCAGACAGTATTGCTAACACATGTGCTTGGTTTAGTGACCTATTAGCTGCTGTATTTGTCGCGTGTACAAAGATTCTATCGGCGGTTCGTCTCAAGGCGGATAACAAAAAGATTTCTTTAAAATTACCAACCAATGAAATTTTTATTCAGACCTGCTACAATAACATTGCGAAAGACCTTTATAGAGATCCATACGTATTCCACGAAGATCAGAGTATTTATCACCGTGACGTAAAGCTGACAACTCGTTTCTGTACAGCTATTGAGAATTCTATAAAAGAATTGATCCCTATTCAACAGATCTTACAAACGTACATGTCACAAGATTCGAGGGATATAGATTTAGATGGTGACGTTGAAGATAGTGAAGACCCAGACATCTTCGAAGGGGGTGATGAACCCATACCTGAACCCATGCCTGAACTTGAACCGGAATCGATGATGTCACCAGAAGAACAACAGGAAGAGATACCTACAATGGAATCGAATGAGTTTAAAACTGTACCAGGGGTTCAATCTCCTGACATGGGACAGGAACCGGGTGTGCAACAGTCTGAAGTAGGACAAGAACATCAGCAGGAGGATGATGTACTTTTTGGTGATGCACCAGACTATCACACAAAAAAAGTTGGTTATAATTAAATGGAACTCTCAGAGTATTTACGCGACCCAGTATACGCAGGCCTTATTGCTGGTATGATAACTGCTGGGTACATTCACGCCAAAGCGTATTTAAATAATGAAGGTAAATTGGAAATGAATCAATATACTAAACCAGCTGTACTTGTTGCAATTCTCGTGTACGCGATTGTACTCAATGGCATTGGTCAAAAAGAGATTATTTCCGACGATCCTTTCTAACTTAAAGATTATACTGTACTATTAAGAAAATGGCGTCCATTACTGCGTTTAGTGATATGATGGGTCAATTTCTTGTGGAATTGCACAAGACCTTTCCAGAGGAAAAAAGTATCAAGAAGATGTTGACATCGTTCGACCTTATTAAAAGTACAAGTCCCAAACTCCTTGTCGATAGTTTCATGAAAAGTGTATCCCCTTACGCTGATAGTATTTCCTCCAAAGATGAAGTGTTTATTCTCGTACACTCGAGTGATATTGAATTCCTCGCGGAACTTAATATTATCAAACTTTGGAAGCGTATGGGTGAAGGTACGAAGGATGCGGTTTGGCAGTACCTCCAGACACTGTACATTCTCGGTACAACTATTCAGTCAGTTCCCGAAGATACTCTCAATGCAATCGAGGCGATGGCTAAGGAGTGTGCTACAAAGATGCAATCCGGTGAAGATGGTGAAATTAATCAGGATGCTCTCATGAAAATGATGGGAAGTATGACTGGAATGCTTGGCAACCTCCCCAAAAAATAAACCTCATCTATATTAAATGAAAGTTTGGTTCGAAGATCCTAAACAACTCGTCAAAAATAAAAATTTTCTAGACTTCTGGCCGACAAGTAAACAGACACCAGAAGAGAGAATTAATGCGGCATCTCGATTTATCATTTATGCCTCATGTATTTTGTTCTTGATTCGTCGAGATCCTCGGATGCTTGTCCTTGGTGCCACAATGTTATCGGTTATATATGTCATGTATAAAGCAAAACTTATTAAGGAACCATATGACCAGAAAGAAAAATACGAAGTTTGTCAAAAACCCACAAAAGAAAACCCACTCGGGAATGTGCTAATGACCGATTACACAGACGCACCCAATCGCCTCGAAGCCTGTTATTACGCAACTGCTCAACCAATGATTCAAAAATATAGCAGCGATCAACTCACATTTGATATGGGTAGATCCAAGTCTTCACTCCCGGTACATAAAAAGAACGCATTCGAGCGCCAGTTTGTCAGTAATCCAGTGACCAACATTCCAGGCGATCAGACGAAATTTGCTGAATGGTTATATGGTGCTAAGAATGCCCCAATGTGTAAAAGTAATGGTATTTACTGTAATCCAGATGCGAGAGGTGTTCAACTGGAGGCATTCGCGGGAATTGGAAGTGATGGAGATGTTAGAGGACTCCGAGGTGGGGGTCGAGTAAGGGGCGGTGGAGGAACGTATAGTTAGATTATATTCTCATGTAATAATAAATGGCATATCAGCTTCAACCTGGTCTCTTCATTGTTGATAATAAAGGTGCTCTCCCTCCCGTCCGAGCTACTGATGAAGTTTTTGTTTACCCTCAGCCCAGCCACTTGAATAATGGGGCACGTCCCAATACAATGTTGTATGGTACGGCACCTTATATGGCTGGTAAAGGTGCACCAGCGGAATTCATTGAGACGAGTGACCAACTTAGACCCCAATCTACTACCCGTTTCAACAAAACGATTGTTCAAACACATGAACGTAATCTGTTTCCCCTAAACAATATGGAATGTAAGGTTCCCCTCCGCACCATTAAATATGAACCTGCTAGTACCCGCGCCGATGTCCAAAATGGACTGTTTCAGAAAAGATATGTTAATAAAAATGTCAGTAAGAAATAAGAATGGCTGATCCTATTTCACTGTTAGCTGTGGCAGGTCTTGTATATGCCGGAAGGACATTGTCTAAAACTGAAAAATATAAACCAGAAAATAAACCCATTGTGACGAATAATGATGGTATAGGTGCGATGGCACCTAGTTCAAAAGAAGTTGATGATGGTTCACGGTATACACGTCCAAGTAAAGTAGAAAATGAAAGTTTCGCCGATATAACTCGACAACAACGGAGTAGTGGACAGGAGGTTCTCAACATGCGCAACCGTATGTTTGATCATGGACGCATGAACAATCTTTCCCCAGTAGAGAAACAACTTGTTGGTCCAGGTTTGGGTGTGAACTCTAGTGTACCCGCCGCCGGTGGGTATCAACAAATGTTTAGGGTCAACCCAGTCAACGTCGGTGAATATAGACTTACCACTTTACCAGGCCGTTCTGGCCCCGCCGCCGACCAATCTGGTGGTCGATCAGCTAAGGTTGGTCAACTTGCTCACAATAAACCTGAGACAACCACTTTCCTCCCATCTCGATTGCCCACTATGGCTGGCCGAGCTCAGGGGATGACCGGTGTTGTACCTAGAAATGAACACGAACGAACCAAGAGAACTACTAATCGTTCAGAGACTGGTTTACGCAATGATGGTCTTGGATTTAATGGTGCGAAACGCTTGGTGTCAGGTCAAACATTGTCACAAGATCCCACACGATTCAAGGCGGATCGCAATGATGAACAATATCAATACAACAATCAACCCGCTCCAGGTATTCACAGCTTCCATGGTGCTTACACCACGAATGTGG